TCATTCATTAGTGCCCTCAAATGAAGGCACTATTATTTTCAGCAGATTCAAGAATATCCAATTGTTTTTTTAATGATTCAAGTATTCTTTCATAATTCTCTGTTTGATTTGAAAGATACTTATGTTCATCTTTATATTTTACAATCGACTTTGTATGATCGTCATATTTCGCTTTAAGAGCTTCGATTTCAATCTCATTTGCCTTAATTTTATCTGTAGACTCTGCAATTTCATCAGATAATTTCCTAATTTGTTCCTTACTTTCTGCCGCACCGCTCTCAAGTTCTTCTGTTACTTCAGCAAGGCCTTTCTGATATTTTGTTAAACTAATCTGTGCGCTTGTAAGCTGGTTCTGCTTCTTTCGGATTGCATCCTCATTTCTGTTTTCTGCAGATTCCATTTCTTCAAGCTCACGCTTCAGAATTTCCACTTTATCAGAATAAACGTCCGTCTGTTTTGCCAGATATTCCTGACGGTCTTTTAACTTTTCAACTGCAGTAGTGCTGTCATCCCATGCCGCTTTTGCAAGTTTAAACGAATTACTATTTTCCTGAACGGCTGTATTTACCTGCTGCATCGTCTTTTGAAAGTCTGCTGCACCATCTGCCTTAAACACTAATCCAACTCTCTTCAGTTCATCCGCCATATAACGTCCTCACCTTCCTTGCTTTCTTCTCACAGAATATCTCATATTGTTCGCAAAAAAAGACGGGACATGAATGGAAGAACTCTTCCTCTGTCATTCCCATCTCTCTTGCATCTACCATATATTCAGCCCAATTTATCTCGAGCTGAATGCTTTCATCTGTGCTTTCGATTCCTCTTTTTTTTTAATTTTGTCAACTTCTTTTTGATAAGCCTCTACAACTCCAAGAAGTTCTGTTGGATCCGGTGGCACAAGCTGAAGTGCTTCATCAAATGTCACTTTTCTCCCATTACTTCTTACCATTGCATAGATAAGCTTTGCTGCAAAATTCATTTTATCGCTGTCAGTTGCTTTTCCAATCTTTTCAAGTTTGTCAATTCTCCGTCCGAGCTTTGAGCCACCTATCTGATCAAGATAAAAGATTGTTCCAAAATTCATTTTTGCTTCAATGGTTGTCCCATCTGTAAGCTTTATGATTTTACCTGCATTCATGTGCCACTTGTTCCTTTCACGCTCCTATTGCTGTAGTAAGGTCTGCATCCGTCAGAATCGGTTTTGCGAAGAACTTCTCTTCTGTAAGTCCTGCCGGTGCCGTGGACTCTGTGACCTTGCTCACGATGTTTCCTTCCGCATCAAACGGATATGCCCTGATCTTAATCGTGTCTGTCTGCTCACTTGCTTTTTCCTCGGATGTTGCAATATCATCGGAGTTCTCAACAAGCTTGCATTTTGGAAACCACTCATAACGAGATTTTCCGTTTTTCAGTTTTACAACCTTGCCATAAGCGAAGAATGGTCTTTCGCTCTTTCCGCCGGCAAGGATAAGTCCTCCTGTTCCTTTTGTCTCTCCGCGCATTTTGGATATTGTATCGTCCGGGAATGCGATCACAGATACCTCAATGTCGATGCTGGACATCGGTGAATCTGAATCATAGATTTTTCCGGATGCATACACATCACTTGTCTCGGAGTTCTCAGTTACCTTTACACTCTTAACGACTTCTGTTTTTTCAACATCAGCTTCGTAAGTACCGTCGTACTCTCCACCCTCTGTTGTGTTTGCAAAACACATATACTGTGCACCGACTGTCTGTTTCATAGCCGGTTTTTTTGTATTAATAGCCATTTATTAGCCTCCTAACCGAAGATGGATTCTGCCATCTTCTTATAGTATTTTTCTTTGTTTCTTTCAAAGAGTGGCTTCAAGTGTGCCCTTGCTGCCATCTTCCTGGTTCCATGCTCAAGCATTGGACCGTAATACTTGCCCCATCCAACTTTGATTCCGCTGTCAGTTCTTTCCAGTGCAAATGTATTCACGATATGCGTATACCCTGCTTTTGTGATCTGACTTCGTGGTTTTGGGAGTCTAAGAAGGTCATTAACGAACTCCTTCGCTCCCTCTTCCACTGCGTCAAGTGCTTTGTCAGAGCTTACATTCTCGGAATACTGTTTCAACAGTTCCTCGAAATCTTCAAATCCTCCACCGTCAAAGGTTATCTCGCTACTCATCCAATCACTCCATCAGTTGTTATTGAAAAATAAGAGTGCCATACACGGTCTTCTGTCACGTATTCGTGAGCAATGGTCGGATGGTAGCCAAGCTCATTCAGACGGTTTTTCAGTGCGATCAGTTTCGAATCACGTGGCTTTCTAGCATAAAAACTAATCTGCCATGTAATCTCGTTCTCATAATCATCTCCGGATGCCATTGTGTCTTCCCACATAATCTCCCAGTAATCAATTCTTGGGAATACCTTTTCATTTTTGAGACTACTGACTCCCTCATTCACAGGACAGCCAATATCGTGCAAGATCTCACTCAGTTCTTTCTGTGTCATCGATTACCTCTCTTTCATATGCCGATGTCTTCAATGTCAGCTCCGACTCCTTAAATCCATCTTTTGTAGTTGTATGAGCAATATTATAGATTTCATGCTGTTCCCCATCGATAAGACAGATGCATTTGCTGTTGATTTTCTTATACTGCGGTATCGCAAGCTTATAAGTAACCTCAACGCTGTCTGCTGACAGTTTGGCTCTTGTCGTGTCATACACTGCAAGCTCACGATACCAAATACGCAACCCGGTGTACTTAAGCCTCTCCTCCGGATAGTCTTCTGACTCATCATCTGTTATCTCATACAGTTCTAAGACTCCGTCTGTATACTCAGGCATTGCCATCTGCATCCACCTCCGTCTCCATCTGCCAAGTCAGGATCACGCTTGCATAATTATCAAAAAACTCACTTACTCGGTGGTGATAAGAATAATACATATAATTCTTCATTAGCATTCGATATGTCAAATCTTTGGTGATGCTACAGCCAGGATTCAATCTCCCGACTGCATGTTCACCTTCTTTTGCAAGATTTCTCAGCTGTCTGTCATCGTAGTATGGAGGAATCTGGAACTCTTCTCTCATCTCATCAACAAGAATGGATAGTTCATTTTCGTTCATACTCTGCCTCCTGCTCTAGCTTAGGCCTGTTTCGGCACTGTTACCTGATTTACTGGAAGAACGTACTCTTCAAGCTTTGTAACATCAAAGACAACTGCAACGTTGTCATCAACCGCGCGACCGTTTGCGTGGCATTTTGCTACGATAAGATCTGCATCCTCAATCGCTTTTGTCTGATCATACTCATCAACGCGAACTCCTGCTGTTCCCATTGTGTAGTATCCGGCGATTGTAAATGCAGCTTTTCCTTTTGGACAGTTAGCATCAACAATTTTTTCGATGTCAATGAATGACTTGTTGACATATCCGCCTGTCAGAGCCTCTCCGTACATACACGGATCCACATATTCTGCTTCGTCTGACGGATTGCAGATAAGATAGAGCTTATCAACCACACGTTTTCCATCATTAGTAAGAGTTTTTCTCACCGGAGCAAGTCCCTTCGGAGAGAATTTTGTAACCGTAGTGAGAACAGTTTTTGCTTTATTTGTTCCGGCTGGCTCTACGGTTCCAATCTGACGAAAGATTCCGATTGGACCTGTCTTTCCATCTCCATCGAGGTATCCTTTTACAAGTCCGTCCTGCATGGCCTCAGACAGAATAGCCATGAAATATCTGTCAACGAATTCCATAGACAGCTCTCTGATTGATTTTGGAATAACAAGGTAAGCTGTGAGCTTGTGAAGATCAATATTTAGAGCTGTTACCTCTGCTGAAAGTTCGCCTTTGATAGCGTCCGTAAGAGGACCCCAAACCGCTGCACCTGAATGAGATGCCACAATCCATTTCTTCACGTTTGCCGGTGCCATATTTACAAGTTTCAGGATTGGCGATGCTTTCTTAACATCATCCAGTGTACGATCAATGATCTCTGTCGGAATGATGTCGATCTGGTTTGCTGTGAACGCCTGCTTAATGTCCTTAAAGTTCTCGTAGAATTTCTTCTCTTTCTGCGAAAGGTTTCTAAGTCCGAGTTTGCTCTTGTACTCAGCATCTCTGCTTGCTCTTTCAGCCTCTGCTACTACCTGCTGAATCAGATCAGCATGTGCTGCTTCATTGATCATTTCGATTGACTGCATGATTGCTTCTGCTTTCTCCTCTGCCGGAGCGTTATCAAGAAGCTGCTTTACTTTATCTTTGACTTCCTGGCTTAAATCTTCAATTCTCATTCTTTATTTCCTCCTTCAAAAAAAATACCCCAGCTGGTACTATCTTTGTGTTTCTGTTTCGGTGTCTGCAATGTTTCAAACATTGTGCTCAGTTTGTTTGCCACTTCTTCTGCAAGTGCATGTGCATCTACAACTAGCTCTGCCTGTTGCACCGGTGCAATTTCTGTTTTGGTGACAGCATTTCTAATGATTCCAAAAGCTGATTGCTTAATTCCATCATCATCATTTTTCTCTGTCTTTGTTGCAAATCCATATTCTACAGCCTCATCCGCTGTGATCCATGACTCATTGTCCATAAGTTCTCTCACTTTGTCCTCCGAGATGGATACCCTGCTCATATAAGCATTGACTGATGCCTGAGTAATCTTGTCAAGATCTTCTGCTGCCTTCCTTAGCTCTTCAGCGTTTCCGCTTGTATATGTCCACGCATTGTGAATCATCAGCAATGAGGCTTCATTGATCACGCGCTCATCTCCTGCCATAAAAATGACCGATGCTGCAGAACACGCAAATCCATCACAGACTGTAGTAACCTTCATGTCGCTGTTTTTCAGCGTATTATAGATTGCCAGTCCTTCAGCAACTTCGCCACCATAGCTGTTAATATGCACATTAATTTCTGATGCTTCAAGGCTCTGTAGTTCCTTCACAATTCCGCTGGCCGATACATCACTCTCGCTCCACGGCCATGATGTGATATCCCCAAAGATATACAGATCTGCTACATTATTTTTTGACTCCAAAAAATAATACTTCTTTGCTTCCATGTTATTTTCCTTTCTTTGGTATTACTGTTTAACGGACAGCTCCGAGATAATTGGATCACCTCCTATGAATCAGGTTTCTTGTGCCGCATTACTGTTTCCCTCCCCTCCGTAATTCTTTGTCAGAGCTCGCTCTGTACTGAATTCTGTATTGAGTAACGGATATCCGACCATCTCTCTGATTTCATCGAGATGGAATCCAATTCCTCTGAGTTTATCAAGATTTACTGCGCTATCCACAACATCAACATGTTTAAAGCGCGCAAGCCATACCATGACTTTCTCGTTTTTGCCGCAGTAATCATCCTCTCCGACAACATAAGCTGTCAAAGTATCATTTATCACTTCTGCTATCGGACTGACAGCATATGTGATAAATTCATTTGTTGCGTCTGATTTTTCTGTGATATTGCCATTAAACACAGCCTCTGGAATATCGAAAGCATTTGCCACCTCGTTATTGATCTGCAAAGCCATCTTTGCCAGTTCTTCAGCTTTCACTGCTGTATTTATTTGTAGCTGTTCCACGGATGCATTCTCTTGTTCTGTTAAAACTTCAAGGGCATCTGACGTCAGTAGTTTTTTAATTTTTAAAACATACTGGTCTTTTGTCATTACCTTGTCTGTACCATCTGCTTGCTTTTCTCTGAATGATAATGCATTCGTTCCAAGCTTCAATTTGAATCTTGGTTGGCTGGACAGCTGCATCATTGCATTAATGGAATCCATCGTCTTATCAAATTGCCCTACTACATTCTGTAAGTACAATCGAATCCTTGCATTGTCATATCTTAGATGAATCACTTCATCAGATTGAAATGTGCTGAAAATTGTAAGATTTTCACCTCCGCAGCTTAACATCACATCTTTGTAAACTCGCTTCAGCATCACTTCATTCGTGTGTGACCATGATGTCGCTCTGTAATATTTACCATTTAGCGGAATAATCAGAGCTTCTTGTTCTGTTAGCAGCTGCTTAACCACTTCCGTCCAGAACACTGTCCCACATTCGTGGTCATTGGGCTGTACGTTTAGCCTGTATTCTTTCTTGTTTTTTTCTTTGCTCTCCGTCTGGATCAGTATGTCAGACTTCGCTATTGCCTTGGCGATCATCATAATTGCTTTCTCGATGGCAAGCTTTGAAAGATTCAGCTTTTCCATGTCAACTGCAATGATTTCTGCCAAAGACTGTATTTCTTTGTTCCTGTCTTGGAATAAAAAATCAAACATTTTCTTCTTCTCCTATTAAACATAGATTATCTGAATTTCCAGCTCATCCTTGCAGAACATAGCCACATCGAAGGCCATAAATCCATCATTTTTTCTCAATTTCGGTTCTATCTTGCCGAAATTTTTATTTCCAAACTTATCCTCGCTCACGCTTGTGTTATTCGTGTACCACCGCATGATTGCTGATGGTCCGAAGTTGATCATCCCCTGTGAGAACATAGACTGAATAAACGGAGCAATAATTCCTGTTGCTGACGTTATCTTTCTAACCAGCCGAACAATGCCATGTGGGTTCTTCTTATCCTCAATCGTGAGACCTCTTTCTTCAAACGCCGTCTTGAATAACGTGTAGCGATAAGTATCCATTGCTATTTTCTTCACATCATAGTCTTGGAACTGTTTCATGCACCAGTCGGCTATTATATTTACATCAATCACCGGACCTTGGACAACTTCAAAATCCTCAAACTCTTCTTGTCCGACATTGCGCAACGGAAATTTGATTGAATCAATGAACGGAGAGTCTGCACAGATCCATGTGTGTTGTCTCCATATCCACTCTCCATCATCTGTCTTGGTCAGAATGCCAGCCGATGCGAAGTCTCGCACATCCGCATAGTCAATGCCAATCACTGCTGCCTGTCCTCGCGTGTCCAATGTTATCCGCGGAATCTTGCGTTCCAATTCTTCCATTGTCTCACCTTCATAACATGCTCTCAGGACATTTTGCCATGTTGTGACCGTCTCCTCTTCCTTTCGTGCCGATCTGTCCATTCGTTTTGTAATAAATTCAGCACGCTTTGACGGAATCTTCTTCATTTCCAGATAATCATGCATGATCTGATTCGCAAGAATCGGCATATATTCCATCGACGGATTCGCCTTATGCCATGCCTCCGGATCATCAACTTCCTTCATGTCATCAATCTCGCAAATAAAAGGGAAGTACCCTAGCAAATTCTCTCCCGTCTCCAAGATTTCTGCACACATTGCCGAAATTTCATCCAACGGCCCGTCTCTGACATAGCCATCTGTTGTGATAATAAACTCTCTCGAATGCTTGACCTTACCAAAAGAGGATTCAAATACATTGATCTGGTCATAGTTCTCGTAGGCATGGATTTCGTTCAGGACAAGACATCCTGTTCGCTTACCATCCTTGGTCTTTGCGTTCGAAGTGTTGTATTTCATCTCCGATCCTGTTGCCAGGTTCGTGATAAGTTCCTTTGTGACCGAAAACTTTCCCTTGAATTTTGGATTATCATGTAGCATGTCATAAGCTACCTTGAATGTGTCCTTAACCTGGCTCTCTGAGTTCGCCACAATTTCAACATGGTAATTTTTCACTCCGTAGAGCGGAGTCTGAAAGAAATTTACCAGCGGCACGATGAATCCATCTTTACCATTTCCACGTCCTTCCTTGATGAAGAACTTTGAAAATACTGGAATGTCATCCACATACATAAATGCAAAGGCATAAATGAACTTTTGGAATGGAAATAGTTCGTAGTAATTTGTTTTGCAGTACTGTAGACAGTTCCTATATGTTTTTTCATCAAAAAAAACATCGTTTCGCTTCAATGTCGGCTTCACGATGTTTTCTATCAGCAATTTTCTCTTTTTATTTATCCATTTCGGATGCTCTTCGGCATATTTGAGATAATAATCAATCTCTTTACAGATAACCATCTGTAGGATTCTCCGGCTCTGGTACCGGCTCTTTCAACTTCAGATCTGCCAGGATCTTCAGCATAGTGGCCGTAGTTTTCTGCAAATTGACAACGCTTTCGTTCGCTTTTTCCACCGTCATTCCATTCCCGTTCACGGTCTCGTATCTCAACCCTTTGCTCTTAATATCTGCTATTAGTTTCTTTTTCAATGACCAGTAATATATATAATCATTCACTAGATCCATGTAGAATTCTGCACTCATTCCACGTAGTTCCAGCTGTCTAATCAGCGACATTTTTACGTCTTTTTGTGTCAATTTGCTCACCTCTTTTCGCTCAAATCATGCCTTTTTCGTAACTTTTTTTGCTAAAAAACACGGGTTTTTATGCCCGTGTTAAAAAATTTCTTCTTAAAGTAAATTTTAAAATCTGATACCCTTACCTTTTTCACGCGAGATTTTCATTTTTCTCCAGAGTCATGGCTACATCCCCGTTCTTCACTCAGGAAAAATCGCTGAGAATTTACCGGGGGGGTCTATTTAAAAATTGAGGACAGCTGCGGACTCGAACCGCACATGCGACGGCTTGCACCGTCCGCTTGTCTCCTCCTAAGCTATGTCTGCCCTCAGTGTAGCTACCATCTTTCTTCGCTCGCAAGCTTCTTCTTTCTTTGGAATCTTCTTGGAGTCCTTCCATGTCGCAGATTGTGACACTTCACACACAGACTGATCAGGTTGTCATCTTCCAACCCTAGCTCCGGATGCTCTTTTAGTTCAACAATATGATGCACCTCTTCAGCTCTTCTGATCTTTCTGTCTTCTCCTTGCAGGATGCGGCCCGCTGCCACTGCATCCTCCAATCTCTTTCTGCAGTCCTGGCACTCATAGTGATCTCTCTCAAGAATCCGTATCCGCTTATGCTTTCACAATGTTGAGTTGTAAAATTTCTTTGCTTCTTTATCTGTCATAGTTACATTCCTTCATGCAAAAAGACACCTGCCGAGAGGATTGCAAGTGTCTCTTTCAAGAAATTTGTATGTATCTGTCCGTCTTTCGACAATATCAGATTAGCACAGTTAGAACTCCAGTGGACTCCACTCTTTAATTGATTTGAATATTTTTCAGTGCTCTTCCGTGTAATTCGTAGATCCAACTCTCACTGTACTCCATAAGCTGTGCTATCTGCCACCATGTAAATCCTTTGATATACTTGTAGAACATAACATCTCTTTCGTCTTGATTCTCCAGCTTATTGATTCTGTATTCTATATCTTTGTATGTCTGTACCTGCTTTACTCCCTCTTGATACAGCTCGTCCTCTCTTTCCTGAAGAGCTGCCGCGTAAGAACTTAAATCGCTTTGATTGGATCCATGTGGCATCCCATCATTATTCGATGATGGATACATCTTCATGTTCCTGATCTCTTCAATCTCTGATTCGATCCTCTTGATTCTCTTCCCATGTTTTCTGTATGCCCTGAGATAGGTTTTCTTCCTGTCGTTCTCGTTTTTTACATTGTTCTCTTCCAGTCTCTTCTCCATTGGCATCATCTCCTATCTTGTACTTCCTGGCTATGTACTCCGTTACATCACCATGCCACAACTGCTGCCCTTGTGTTTCAATCAGCTTTCCTGCCTGATATGCAGGACGATGAAAATTCTCACTTGCCTTTTTATCTGTTGGCAGCTCAGCTAATCCACCGTAATGTCTCTGAGAATCAGCGTTAATTTCCGCCTGACTTCTTCTTGTTTCTGTACTTCTTTTCAATTCAGTCTCTCCCTTCCCATTCATCGCAAGAGTCACTGTATTCTGTCCAGTCTGCATAATATTCACTCTGGTCATTAACGCACACCCAACCATCACCTATATCCTCATGACGATGGCACTTGCACGTTCCACAACATTTATCATCTAACATTCTTATCCTCCTAAACCCAAGCCCAAAGAAACGCAAACGCAATCACAATTGCATGAAAGCATTTCCATAATACCCACGCAAGTTCACTTTTTTCGTTCCGGCGATTATTAATCAGCCACATCCATATCGCACTATAACCGATTATCCCAACCACAATGCTTGCGATTCTCAAGCCTAGCTTAATCTGTTCCATGCACATTTTCCTCTTCTAACAGTTCAGGGTTGTCAAATACGTTGCCGACAACTTCCATCTCATTTAACTTGATATATGTGTCCGTAAGTGGCATCGAATAACAGAACGGCTCACATTTACTTAATTCATCCGTTGGAATCACTTCATAATGCCATCCAATTACACTGTCTATTACTTCTTCGCTTTCCACTTCTATGACGTTAAACTCTCCGAATACTGCTTTTACAAGATCATCCGGATTACCATGACACATCAAAATGTCGTTTTCCCATATTTCCTCGCCTTTTAAATCAGTCAAATTCACATATCGGCAAATCGTATCTTCATCAACCAGAAATTCACCCTCAAGGCTTTTATCGTAAATATAATTCTCGTCACTAAGATAGCCATGCACCCATGTTCCATTGAGATGCTCATTACCTGGAATTGCATGAATATGTTTCGCTCTGAAAAGCATTTCTCTATTCATAACTGTCAACCACCTCCAACTTTTTCAGATCCTCGATAAGCCACGGTTCGGAATCTTCCCATTTGACCATTGGAAAATCAATGTTAATACAACAATTATCAAAACCAAAATATTTACCACAGCTTATTGTCCAAAAACTATCATATTTGACTGGCTTCGCGTCGTATACATATAACTTACCTGTCTTGTCTCTTGCAATATATTCATACTTTCCAATGAGAAAATACAAAAACGCTCTATCTCTCTTTGAAATCACCGGATGCTCAATATGCTCCGAATTACTCCTATCCTTATCGCACTCATCACAATCACCATTCGCAGCTCCGAAGCAACCGTAACAAGCATTTGTCTGCTCTTTATTTTTCATCTACTCCACCTCGATTCACTTTTTTATTCATAACAGTTTGAATCATAATCTGAATATTCCATGAATACTTTTATTTCCATCTCCACATAAGATATGGATTATATGTTTTACAATATGGGTTACAACATCTCTCTACTAATATGCATTTACCATTTTTCCATACAAAATCTTGTATAACGGATTCCCTCCCGCATATATAACACATTTTCATTCTCTCACCTCTTCTAATAAGCCGTTCACAACCAATTCACACTCAATCTCGGTTACTGTCCGCTTGTCACTGAATTTACAGTTTGGATTCTTGTGTATCCTTGCATCTTTGATCGGCCATTCAGATTCCGTAAAATGCTTACTGTCCACAAACATCACTCTGTGTCCATTTTTAACGCAGAGGTAATAACTCTCTGCGCTTTTCGGAAGTCCTCGGCAAGGCTTGAATCCGAATCTCACAAACTCACTTGCCTTTACTACTGGTTTTAGTCTCATTTCTGTTTCCTTTCTCATACTTGTTACACACTTCCGGATTACAACCACGCTCGTTTCCGGTATGTATGATATAGTCGCAACCACTTCTCGCACCGGAAGCACGGTATTTACAAGTTCTGCACAAATGCCTATCTCCATTGAAGCATTTCTTTTCCCTCTCAGCTTTCTTAAGCTTCCCACCGTATATTCCGACAGTTCCATAATGGATTCCTGTCTCTTCCGAAATCTGCTTATATGTCTTTCCCTCTTTCATCATCTTTTTGATGATCGCTTTCTTTTCGCTTGGTTCTTTCATTTCTTCCCAACCTTTCAAATTTCATCATCTGCTGGAAACTGGAATAAATACTTTTCGGCAAGTTGTTTTCTAACATCATCGATAACAGAAACGGATATTTTCGACAAAGTGTCAGCCACCTTCTGAATCATATCTTTGTTAAGTTGACTCTGTGCATACTGTTCTCTGCACATTTCCATAGCTTTGATTGCTTTTTCTTCGGTGGAATATTCAGCTAAAATATAAACTCTATCCCCTTTGCCGATGTCATTCCCCGGAAATGTTCCAACGATTGTTGCCATATTTCCTGAATACGGAGAAATTGCAATTAATTCATAAGGCGCATCCAGTAATCCGTTCTGACTAATGATTCTCATAACTAACTCCACCTTTCACATCCCATGCGCAAATGTCGCAATCCTCAGGGCATACATTTGCCTTTCTTGCTCTTTCGCACATCTCCATTTTTATTCTTATATCTTCCTCATAGTCCTTTATGATTCCGAGTCTCCTTAAAGCCTTATAAAACAGTGACTTTTTTCTCACGTCTCTTTTTCCCTTCCGTCGTTCTTTCCATTTCCGCATCCACTCAAGCTGTTCTTGATCCTCTTGTTCTTTCCTTGTCATTTATTTTCCTTTCTGCTTCATCCACCTTACACATTTTCTTGATATATTCGCGAACTGTTTGAACCGTTGAAAGCACTCCGTCATAAAATGGATCAATTCTTTCATGTTCTGCAATTGTTGCTTTTGTTTCTGCTTCTGCCTGATCCAGCCAATCAATTAGTTCCTTTGTGTCTTTTTCTTGCATCTCTTTTCCTTCTTTCTCTCTTATCTCTTTCCTCGCAGTACTTTAAACCTACATACTTGCCATAACTCATACCATTTTCTCTTGCTTTTGCATTTATCTCTGCCAGCTCGCTTTTCCAAGCTGTTGATCTCTGTCTTTTTGACACCTGCCTGCTCCTTTCTCCTCCCTGCCGCATCCAGGGAGGAAATCCTTTGCCTTCATGTTACAGTTTGTGACATACTTTATCTCCACGCCATTCAGCGGAGGTAACAATAAATAATTTTTCTTATACCTTGCTGTCCATTCTTCTCTTGTGTGTGTCTGCTCATATTCTGTCTGCGCTATTCTGCAGAGTAGTTCCCGCATTTCTCGATTATTGTGGACTGCTTCCGGTCCTTCTTTGTGATGATTCCGACACAGATCTACCTTTAGTCCATCCGCCTCAGATAGTTCGCGCTGTCCGGATCCGAACATGATGTGATGTTCTTCTGTGTATTGCTTGGAAGAATCGCCATAGAGTATCGAACAGAGATAGCAGACTCCCTTTCCGCTCTTGAGGATGCTCTTTTTATGTGATTTTCTTTTTTTCTTGCAGGCTAATTTCGGAAATGCCATGTCTGAATAATCGATACTCATAAGATATACACCCCAACTAAGTTTTTCGGATCTCCTTGCATTCGATCAAACCATATGCACGGTTCGCATACTCCTTCAATGTCTTTTCTCAGCTCTTCTGCGGAATCTGCCAGCATGATAATGTTCGTCGGACTGCTGCAAGCATAGACTCTCGCAACATATTTATCCGGTATATCCCGTGGGTGCTTATAAATTGCAATCGATGGTATCGCTATCGCTGATAAGTCCACCTCTTGAAAGCTATGTATTATTTTGTTATTTACTGAGTTCATCTCCATTTTCATCTACCTCTGTTTCTAACCATTTCTTCCAATACTCTGCTGAGTTCAACATCATGTGAGGCATCTCATTCACGGATGCTGCCATATACAGTGCCATCTTGTATGATTCCATTGTCTTCATGTATTCCCATCTGCTGCCAGCCGGATTCTGTTCTTCTTCGGACTTATCCACCGGTTCTGAATTGGCTCCCGCTTCTGTGTTTCTCGCATTTTCTTCCATCTGCTCTGAATTATCCACAGGTTTTTCCACAATTTCCACAGGTTCCGGCATTGCACTGGTGCAATTTTCCTCTTTGTGCTGTCCCGCTCTGATAAAATCGCTCTGTATTTCCGTTGTTTCCCCTGCTTCCGGAAGCATTTCCGGAAAATCTTTCTCGATCTCTGTCTGTCCTGGAATGTCGTTTGGAAGCTCTACCGGTTTCTCCGTCTCCTGTTTCTCCTGTTTTTTTGGTTTTGGCAGCTTCGCCTTCACTACCTTTGACTTTTTTCTCTTCTCTTTCTTCGGTTGCACTGGTGCAATCCGTTCTTTTTCCGGATACTTCTGTCCGTAGAGCTCCTCCCAGTTCTGTTTTGCGTCTTCCTGTTCTGTGATCAGGACAAGATAGCTTAAAATATTCTCCCAGGTAAACTTTTCTTTCAGTCCTTGTCTTACAACCTGCAGTATAACCTCGTCCTTCTCATCGTTTAGATAGAGCATAATTCTTCCGCAGCCTTGTGGTCTTACACTGTATAGCTTGTCCCCGTCCGGTGCTAACACTTCTTTGATTCGTCCTGTTTCTACGCTTGTTCTGACTGCCTCATGCAGCTTCAGATACAGTTCCGGTTCATCCATGCAGATCTGATGGATTGCCTTTTCTAGATTGTCGAGTTCTTTCTGTTCTTCTTTCTCGCCTTCCAAAATGACTTCGATATCTGTGATCTTCTCTTCGCTTTCTATCTCTTCTTTGACTGCCTGGATCTCTGATTTGCTGTATGCCGGTGTCAGCTCTTCCGCTACGCTTTCCGGAAGGGTCAGCATCAGTGCCAGCTTCGCATAGCCAAATCCTTTATAATGCTCCTGCAGTCTCGGAGAGTAACCACCCTCCGAGAATCTGTCATTGATCCTGATGTATCTTGATACCTGTGTAGCTTCAAGCTTATATTCCGCCCACGCAAATTCATTGACATTGCTATATCCTGAATCCTTTAAGATATCGGTATCTCTTCCCTGCTTCAGCAAATATCCCGTCATAACAAAATCTTCCACGGTCCTGTTCAGGACAGTGTTCATTGCTTTTTTATACTCTTCATAATCCTGATACTGTGCTAATTCCATCAAACCGCCTCCAGTTCTTTTTCTATTTCTTCTGCTTCAAGGAAATCTTCCGCCAATCCCTGAAGGACTCTTATATTCTTTTTCTCTTCCAGCTCTGCAATATTGGCTTCTCTCTTGATCTTGCTGATCTTGGCCAACTTCTTATCTTCCTCTGTCAGACGTTTCCTGATTGCCTTCTGCCATTCTTTCAGGAATACCCGGATTTCCTCGATTCCCGGCTCTTCGTCATAATAGCTTCTGTGCTGTCTGATTGTGCCTCCCGGCTCTACTTCAATCGTGTAGAATGGGATTCCCGGTGTTTCCTGTCTTCGCAGGAAACAGATATATGTCTCTCTGCTCTCGATCCTGTCAAAATATCGTTCACTGCTGCCGGCACAATGATGCAGCGCACGTCCTTCTTTCACGATATCTACTAACGTGTTCGGTACAATGATCTTATACTCTTCATCTTCGTACTCATATCGGCTCTTGATCTCTTTCAGGATCTCTTCTGCTTCCGGAAACTTCTGCCGCATCTCCTGTGCATATGCTTCTTTTCCCTCTGCATTGTTTTCCAATTCTTTCAAGATCTGTATCTGCTGCCGGTCTACAACAACTTCATCATGCCTGCGTTTTAGTTCTCTTGGACGATAGACCATCTCGTCAGCCATATTTTTGCAACATGCTTCACACATACTGAGATAGTCTTTATATTCTTCAAGCACAGCTTTTGCCGTCATTCCTGCATATTGTTCTTTTTTCTGCCTTTCGATGTAGTTCATAATCTTCTGTGGACTCATATATTTTTCCAGTCCCCGGATGCTGCTCGGTTCTATCTCATTCTTTATCATCCACTGTACTGTCTCTTTTGAGGTCTTCTGTCCTGTCTCATCCGAATACTGCATCCAGCGTACCATTCTGTTACCTCCATGTTCGTCACGGATCCGGTTGATCTTCTGACGGTCTTGGATTCTGAACATTCCCTCAATGCTTTCCTCTCTCATGTCCAATGGTCCATAGTATTGTGTCGGATATCCCGGATAGTCTGTACAGCCGATCGTATCTCTCAGCAGATTCCAAAAGCGTCCTTTTGCCAGGTACTCTATCTTCTGTGCATATCCTTTCATCTGTCCTGTCCCTGCCACAAGTCTGTTGTAGTTCAGTTCCATTCCCGTCTTCGATAAATGCTCCAGGACTCTTGTTGCTTCGCTGTAAGTGGTTCCGTCTAATATCTGGCCAAATTCTTCCGGATACAAGTATCCTTCTCTTGCTCTTAGGTTTTTCCGGTTTCCTTTTGTCCATCCATCCCAGTAGTCCTCATAATAGATCATGTATGTCTTCTTCAATTTTCTGTTGGAGTAGACCTTGTACAGCAGGATTCTGATTTCATCTCCAAACTCGACATAATGTCTTCCATTGTCCCATCCAACCTTTGCTTCTATGATCCGAAGCACGCTTGTATCTTCATCTACCGGCTGGATGAGATAGCAGCTCTTCCATTTCTGTTCGATATGGTCTGTTCTTGTCTTTGCCTGCACTAGTTTTCCACAGGAAGGACAGAATACCATATCATTGTGCCGGATCTTCTTTTCTCCATCCTGTCGTTTGATTTCTTCCGGCCAGCTGGATTCCCCGCAGTTCGTACAGACAAATTCTTTCGTTTCCCTGTTCCGGAACATGTAATCCTCTCCTGCTGCCTGTTCAAAGAACCATTCTCTCAGATTCTTCGGACGACCTGGAACTTTTCTCATTAGGTTCATGAGTTTCATTTTCCGGTTTGTTTCACATCTTTCCCTAATCTCGCTGTTATAGCTATGTTCCAATCCGTTGATTCTCTCCCACGGGCTGTTGTTCCACGCTCTGTGTCTAATCAATTCTTTGATCCTGTTTGCGTCTTTCCCCTGCAATTTCGGATAATCGTCATATGTTCTCCATTCCCAATCTCGCCAGTCCTTGTTCAGTGCATTCAGGATACCGCCTTTTCTCCAACCATGCTGCTCTTTCCAGTACTCATGTTCCCCTGTCTCATAGTTGATACAGTACCGTACCAGCAGTTCCTTCGCCTGATAGATATTTAGGATCAGGATTTCCCCCAACTCCTGTAGCGTGGCTGTAAGTCCTTTTCCTTCCGGTTTCTTTGGTTTGATCCGTTCAATCGCTTTTCGTTTCATTTCTGCACCCCCACCCATTCTCTTTCTTCTGTCATGGAATAGATCTGATGCGCTTTCGCTTGTATTCCGTCAACATTCCTCACACCTGCTGCCACTGGCTTGCCTTTCTCGTCCTCTACGATCAGTCCGATCACGGTTCCGTATTCGCCTTTCACTTCCGGATGTTTTCCCCTTGCGATCGCTATCTTTGTCTCTCCGATCGCTTTTGACCTCTCTTTTTCTGCGTATGCACCTCTTTCTCTTTTCTCCCATTCCCTCTTTGGATGTATGATCATATATTCCATTGCCGCCATTGCAATCTCCATAAGTGTCAGTTCTCTTATTAATGTCAGCTCTGTAGATACGACCATTGAACATCCGTCCTCTTCGTCTATACTCCCGCCAGCTTCGCACAGGAAGAATTTGTTCTTCCCATCGATCGGATACCACTGCAGGCAATCCAGGATATACTCCGCCGCATGGAATCCAGTTGATCTTGTTTTGCTTTTCTCTTCTTTGTAGGTCTTCCCTTTCTCGTACTGGAATGTCCCTTTTCCGTGTTTTGCCTGAATTTTTTTATTGAACCCTTTGTATACTCTCATTTCTTCTCGCCCAGGTAATATTCCCTCACGATCTCTTTGATCTGTGCCTTTCCCGGTATGCTGATATACAACGGTGGTGTCAATCCTGCTGCCTTTGTGATCCTGTCGTCCAACCGTGCTTTGGCATTAAATGCAGTCTTCAAGATCATAGCCATACAGTCTTTCAATGGCTTTCCTTTTCTTCTGACTGCAAGAGCCATCTCTTCGTCCTCTAAACATAACTGCTCGATAAAATTCGTCCAATCTCTCAATGCTCCTGTCAGACTCAGATCTTTCGCTTCCAGTTCCAGCTTTCCCATTGCCGCAAGACTCGGTGTTGTCAGTTGCTCGATTGCACCGGTGCAAAAGTCCTCTGCGTCTTCCGGATCCATTCCATTCTCCTCTGCGATTGTCTTGATTGCTTCTAAGTCTCCCTCTTCCAACTGTGCTTTGGCCGCACGGTTGATCTCCTCGTAAGAATCAAATTCTCCAAACTTCTCAAACATCTTTATACCTCTTCTCCTTGTAAGTACGCTTCAAGCGTCCTTTTATACTCACTGTTGTTTTCGTATACGATCTCTATCTCGTGTTCTTTACTCTCTTCCAGGAACAACTGCCACAGTTCCTTGTTCTGTATGTCTTTTCCATCCGACTTTCTCCACTCTGCACGTCTCCACTTTTCCGGGTTGTCTGCCTGAACCATGTCACGGATAAATGTATTCCTTGTGTAGAATATAATATGGCATGGCTCTGTGAATCTCTGCATTGCCCGGATCATGGCTAATAGTACACTGCGGTTATGTGTTGTCTCTGTTTCTTCGCCCTGTACGAACAGGTCCTTCACTTCTCCGTTTTGCTTAATAAATACTAAGGCTGCACCATATTTCCCATCCCGGACAAATGGTCCTGTGATCGTTGTCTCTATGTAGACTTTCACTGTCTTCATGTCTTCAAATCCTCCTGTTCAACCGGATCAATGTGTATCTCCGGTACTTGAACCCAGTGGCCGGATTGATTCCTTCATAGCTCTTGGCAATGTAATAGCCGTTCTTTTGTTTGGTCTCTTTTGGCCATCTTGCCAGTTTTTTCTTCTTTGGTGGTTTCAGTGGCATGTTCCGCGAAGTGCTGTAACTGGATTCGCTGAGCCTTGGCTTGTCCCTCTTTCCGTCTTCCCTCTTTTCTCCCACCTTCTCGTTTTTGGTGATGTAGGATGCAAGCTGTGAAAAATCCTCTTCGTAGTATTTGCTTTTCTCCAGTTTCTCTGCATAGATTCCACCATGTGGCCAACATTCCTCTACCCAGCGGATTGTATCCCGGCATCCGGTGATGACCATGTGAATGTGCCATGCTCCCTTGGTTCCTTTCTCAATGTTCCGGATCCAACGTAGCTCTATCTGTTCTTTCTTGTATCTTGTTCTTAGCTTACTTTTCAGATTCGTGAAATCCTTCTTTGCTTTCGCCATGTCCGGAGGTCTTGCCTCGATTCTGTACGTCAACGTCAGGAAGTAGTCTCCCTTGCCAAAGTACTCCAACAATCTGTGTCTGGCTGTCTCTGCCTTATTCATAGCATTCACCACTGCCATCTGCTCCGGTGTCGGCTTTCTCTTCTTTTCTCTTGGCAGTCCCCTTGCTCCATACCTGCCATCATGGTATTCCTTCACTTCCAGGATGTCTCCTTTCCGGAAGGTGTGTGTTACTCTCTTCGTTGTCATCGTATACCTCTATCTTTAATATCTTAATCAAGTATTAAAATGGGGCAGAACCCCCGTTTTTCTTGACTTTCTGCCCCACAGATGTTAAGATAATAATGTCTTTAATATCTGCGAGACAAAAGTCTTGCATTCAACACTTCCGTTACCTCCGGAAGTGTTATTTTTTTATTTGTTTTTCCAGTGTCCTTGCGATCGAATTCAGCGCGTAGAAGCTTGCTGATACAGCCAGTCCGATCAGGACGCGCTCCAGCGTTGACTCCGGTGCTTTGACCGATATGGAATATGTAATTGCTGCTCCGGAAGCATAGAAGAGTCCGACAAGCATTCCAACGCCTGTGATAAACCTTGTTCTCCAAAGGCTCATTCTAATATGATGTATTCTCCTTTGTTCTTCTTCCTGGCGTACTCGTTCGCTTCTTCCCATGTCCCAGAGCAACAGCCCAGTTCCTGTGTTTTCGTCCATCTGATACTCCATGTGTGGTCTTTCTCCCTTCTTCCTTTTTTGTATGATGTGCACGGATAACAGCGGCTGCGTTCCATACAGCTGTTTCTGTGTTGACAGTAACAACAATCCTCCATGCTTGTCCCTTTCCACCGCCTAAGCGGTTTTATCCTTTCTTGATCTCAGATGCTCGTTTATGATAGTTGATACATCATTGATCACTTTTTCATGCTCCTTTTCGCTTTTCCCCAGATAAGCTGAATCATCGAATTTGTATGTGCATCCGCTTTCTGTCTTTTTGATCTCTACGATCACCCGCATCACCTCCTAGAAAAGTTTATGTGTTACGGTTTGTACTTGTTGCTATTTTTTTCTCCTCTCTAATCATCCTCATAGGTTCTTGGAATAAAGTCCTGTGTAAGTGCGTAAAACTCGCTGATGTATGTTCCTTCATCCGTGATGTTCAGGTCAACAGCGACATTGTGGTCATTCATCAGCATGATGCTTGTTGCACCCTCTTTTTCGATATCTCCGCATCCGACTCCAACAACCTTAAATCCTTTCAGCAGACTTAATTCTTCTGGATATCCGCTGTATCTCTTGTG